GAGATTATGCGACCAGAGGATTACTTTGCATGGAAAATTAACAAAGGTTTTGATATGCACTAAATCGTAGGCAATAAAAAGCCCTACTTAGGATTGACCTAGGTAGGGCTTTTTTGTGCTTAGGTTTTACTCGTCTTCTTTGTTATCTATAGCGGTTCCAGCACCTATATAATTACTGGCGACTTCTCGGTAATTTGCTTCTGTAGGTTTTACTTTAGATGTTACATCTTGTATAACGTCCATTCTTTGTTGTGTTGTGGGTGATACATTAGGAAAGCGTTTAACTGGAGGTACGCCATACTTATCTGTAAGAACCTTAGACCCTTCCATTATAGGGTCAACATAAGTAGGGTCTTTAGGCTGAAAACCTTTTAGTTTTTTTCCAGATAAATCAGCTAATGAACCTGTCAATGGGGGAAAAACAGTTATTAAATCTGCTCCACCTATAGGTTTGACACCTACCATATCAGAAGCATCGGAAGCTATTACTGTATAAGACCCGTCTTTTGTATTTAGAGCAGCCCAATCGTTCATACCACCCAGTTCTTTTGCCTGTGATTTATGACTATTTGAGAAATACCATGTTCCTTCCTCAGCATTATATTTTGCTGGTTCTAAATTATCAATTTCTTTATTTAAAGCATCATAATTTTTTTGTTGGGGCTTTGATAAAGGTTTCCCACTAGCAAGCATATCATTATATTTAACATAGTTACGTATACTTTCTGTAGGGCTTTTAGCACCTCTTAGTCGCATAACGTCACCCATTAACTGAGTATCTAGTAAATGCTCAGGTGTTAATTCTTTAGCAACTGTGTGTAGAAAACGACTAACTTTTGTCTTATTAGTTATTAACTCAGCGCCCATACCAGCGTGATGGTCAACAGGGTTTTTAACTAATATTTGAACATTATTAGTATTTCCTTTCAATCCCCAAGCTTCTATTATGTGATTTTTAAAAGCATCTTCTACAGCAGCACTAGGAGGACGAGCATTACGGGATACTCCTGCATCCCACACACCTTCCATACCCTTACCACCTAATGTTCCAAAGGACATAACTTGTGGGCCAAATAATTCTTTAACTAAAGGACTATTTGTTCCTGTTTGTTTATCCATCAAACCTTGGTAACCTTCGGAACCTGCTTGAAAACTAGGCGCTTCTTTAGCAAGCTTAAGTATTTTAGCTTTATTAGCAAAATGCGGTTTAAGTTCTTTACCTAAAGCAGTCTTTTTATTATAAGCTATTTTTAGTTTAGCTTTTGCTGACTCAACACCCTTAGGTGTACTAGCGTTAGCTACCTGTTCTTTTAGCTTAGTTATCTGCGTACCTAATTTATCAAAGTCATTGAACTTATTACCTAGACCTAGAGCTTGTAAATGCCTTACGTTTTGCTGTAACATTCCCTCAGGTATACCTGTTTGCCTCAAACTTGCTAAAGCTTGAGGTGTAAAAAGTTCTTTAATTGACCTACCTACTGCCACAACACCTATTTTAGCAATACCTGCCACTTTAGCTGCTGGGTTTCCACTATAAAACCCGTCTACTTTAGTATCAGCGTTACGGGCAACTTGATTTACTGTCGGGCCAGAAAATAATTGTTTTCCTTTACCACCTGTAAATAAACCTAAACCAGTTTCTACAGCATTGTTTGCCATTCTATAAGCGTCAGGAAACTTTTCAGACAGGTAAGAATCTAAAGGAGTTGAGGTAGGTACTTTTGACATAGCAGTACCCAAAGGCTCTGTTATGAGGTCAGGAACTGGGGCAGACATTAAAGAACCAAATACGTCACCTACCCCTCCAACAGTATTTGCAGCGTGAGTCAAGCCTACATCTAGTGCGCTTCTGTTGCCTTTAGAATAAGCATCAGTAGACTCATCAAGGGCAGCTTGACGATCTGTTAGAGAAGTTTTAAGTTTACCATACTCTTCTTTTACTTCATTACCAGCTATCTTTAAACCCTGAGTAATATAAAGGTTTTCAAGAGAGTTGCCCATGTCTTCATTTTCTGCATTACTTGGGCCATTCCCTTCTACATTGTAACCTAACCAATCATAAGTGTTATACATTTTGTTTGTTTCCTATACTATATAGCCTATTGATTAGCAGCACCCTTTAGTGGTGGACGTTCAGCGTTAGCCTCAAGGTCAGTAAGTAGACCAATAACAATCAAACGATCAGCTTTAAGTTGTTTAAGTAAAGCAGTGTCTTTAGTTGTTTTAATTAACTTAGCAGTACCTGTCAGTATAATACCTAAACCTTCTCTTGAGTAAGGAGATTTAAGCATATTATAACCGATAGTTGATGTGGCAACGGAAGCTACAGTTCCCAGCGCAAAACCTAAGTTACCGCTACCTAACCAGTACGTCATGCCTCCAACCATAGAACGTAAAGCCATGGGTGTTTTAGGTATAACTATTCTACCCTCAGTAATGTTTTGCCATAATCGACCTATAGAAGTCCTAGCTTCCTTTATAGCTTTATCGCCTGTAACGTCCCAAGCTTTATAAAGTTTATGTTGCTTGTCTAGTAAATCCTTAACTTTAACATCAGGAACTGTACTAGCTACAGCGTCATTCATAATAGTTCTTATTTCTGACACAGCAACTGCTTTACTATTTATGTACTCTTGTGTTAAAGATTTAGGTTGATGCTTATTTATAAACTTATCCAGTTTTTTACGAGCATCTAATAAACCTGCGGCAGTACCATCTGATTCTTTCACTAGGCGAATAGCTGTTGTCATTAGATCAGTAGCAAATTTAGGAGTGCCTCCTGCTAAACCAAAACCAATGCTTTCGGGGAAGTTATCCATAGAATCTTGTAGTTGTTGTACCACATCAACACTAAGTTTAGGGTTACCTGCTTTAGCAATATCTAATTTTAACTTCTCAGCAGTATTTGTTATTTCATCATAAATAGCATTACGAGAGCCAGTAAAACTACCATTAGGTTTTAACTTAGGAACCATTGACGTAACATCAATTATTTCGTTAGCTTGTTCAGTATAATTAGGCTTGATAGAATTTAACATACCTTCTGTACGAGTAGGCGACATAGTAGTAGTCATGTCACTTGTTTCAGGATGGATAGGTTCAAGCATATTAGATACACTTTCCCTTCTATTCTTCCATGTGCTTTTAGCCGCTGACGACTTTAAACCACTGCCTAAAGCATCTATACCAGCTTCAATTTTAGTGTTTGTACCTAAAGAAGCAATGCTAAATACATTCTTTATCATCCTATCGTAATGAGGATATTCTTTAGCCATTGCTAAATACTTAGGATAATTTTCTTTAGCAAGCTCTATCATTTCTTGAACTGTAGGTAGTTCTGCTATGGCTTGACCTATGTCAATTACAGCATTAACTGTAGGATTCTCTATAACATCAGGTGTTACATTACTAAGAACTTTACCAGCTATCTTAGCACCTTCAATCATTACGTCACCAGCAGCAGGAATGATAGCTTCACCTAAGTTTGCAACAGCTAACTCTTGCACACTCTGAGGCCTAGCATCCTGTGAATAATGAGATTCAATAGGGTCACGTGAACCTAACAGTGACTGAGCAGCAGCTTGATCTTGTGACATAGTACCAGCTTCTACCTGAGGCCTTAGGGCTTCTGCTTTATCCTGTACGGCTGTTTGAAACTCTTGCTGGTTAGTGTCCATAACTTTACCAGCATTATCAAAAGAACTTTGGATATTTGCGCCTGCTTCTGCTTGCATCTCACCATAGTCATACTGTTGGGCAGTGTACCTAGGTTCTGCTTGAGAATCTGTATACGCATCTAACTCCGTTAAATAATTTTGCCATGCTTCTACACCATCAGTATGACCAGCACTTGTAGCATTATTTAAAGCTGCTTGAGCATCTTCTCTGGAGTGAGGAAATTGTGTTGTTGCCATGATGACTTTACCTTATGGTTGCATATACGAGAACGGGCCAGAAGCGGGTTTTTGAGGAGGTAAGAACTGTAGTATACCAGCAGAAGACATACTCTGCCTATCAACTTTAGACACATAATCTGCGGGTAGTTCTATATAAAAATCTAAAGCAGTTTGAGCCTTGTCTTCGGCTGATGTATTCTTAAGACGATTAACTACTTTATCCACAGCTTTGTTATGCGTCTTAATTAAGCCCATGTAACCTTTACGTTCAATCTCAAGTAACTTTTTCATAGCTCCTTCATCCATGGTGCCTGTACCACCTACAATATTAGTTGCGTACAATCTGTCAGTATCAGATAAACCAGTGCCAGAACCAAAGGCTTTAATTACGTTAGCTACTGCAAGACCTCGGTGTGCTAAATAAGTTTGAGTATTAGCCACAACTTTTTCTACGTCTTCACTTGCCATACCAGCAGCAATCAAAGTTTCAGCATAGGCCATTTTAATGTCTGCAAATTTACCAGAGATTATACCCTCATCAAATATTTCTTGTGAGGTAGTGTTTACATCTATAGCAAGTAAAGCGTCATTAGCTAAAGTATTTAAATTCTGATAGTTTGCCATTGCTACCCCTTCTAAGGATTTAGCAGCAACATCTAGCTCATTAATAACTTGAGTTTGCTGAGGCGCTGTTGTTAAGTTAAGTTCATTAGGGTATACCCATGTATTAGAAACTGGGTCTAAAACTTTACCTTGCTCGTCCACACTATATATTCTAGTTTTACCATTCCTATCTCTATACGCTTCGTTTTTAGCTTGTTTGCCTTTTAGCATTGCAAGAAAAGTAACATCAGACATTTTATCATACTCACCTGATTTTATTTTATCTGTAAATGCTTTACCTTTTGAATATTGAGCTGCAAGTTGTGCCCTACCAGCCCGACCACCCTTTGCTACAATTTGTGTCTGCTCGTATTCAGCAATAGTTTCTTGTGCTTCTTCTATGTCACCACCATTTCTTACTGTAGCTGCTAACTGTGTTAATCCTTGTGCTTCTGCGGTAGCTGCTATATTATCCCGTAGTTTTTGTTCCTGCTCTTTTACTACATTGGCAGCTTCTTTAGCCTGTTGTTCTTTTAAGCCAGCTTGACCTACTTCAAACAATTCTGTTCCTTTTTCAACATAGCCCATTTGAATTAATTCATTAGCTAATTTAAGTTGATGTTCAGGAGTGCCTTGTGTAAAAGATTGACCAAACTTACCCTGCATTTCAGTTTGTTGTTCTATAGCAGCCTTACGTTTAGACATCTGCTCATCTTCACCACCCATAGAGTCACCTAAAGCACGACCTAAGGTAGAACCTAAGAAACTAACTGCACGTGCTTTAGCAGGGTCACGTGCGCCTTGAGCAGCATTATTCATTAATGTTTGTTGTAAGTCAGTAGCACGTTTGTTACGTTGTGCTAATAAATCATCAACTGAGGGTAGTTGTGTAAATAAACCTTGTTGTGCCATAATATATTTTCCTTTGTTAACTAAACCAACCACCTTCGCTGAAACCATCCGACAACCAACCAGAGCCGCCTGACGTACCTAAGAACGCAGTACCTAAACCAGTAAGGCCTGATAGCCAAGGGTCTGGCTGATAGTTAGCTGCATTAGCTTGAGCTTGCCCTATAATACGTGCTGTCTCGTTCTGACCTACACCTAAAGCATAGTTCTGATCTAATAGCTGCTGCTGTTGCTGTTGTCCTATTAACTGGTTACGCATTTCTGGTTCGATTGTACTAGCCGTAAGCATACTTTGACCAGTACCCATAAGGTTAGCATAACGCTGTTGGTCAGTCATTTGATTAGTATTGAACTGATTTAAGTCAAGACCCGCACGTTGAACTTCTTGACCAAAAGCATCTTGGGTAGATTGTGCTGATAGACCTGCTAATGCTTGAGACTGTGCAGCGTTCATACCAAACATATCAGGATTCATCATGCCTGAGTTTTCACCAGCACCTAAGCCCTCACCAGATAACTGTAGACCTATGCGACCTAAGCCTTGCATCTGTTCTAAGTTCTTAGCACGTTGTTGTGCAAAGGCTGGCTCAAGTAATGAGGAACGCTCAGTAAATAAGTCTCGACCTGCCTGTTGTGGGTCAAAGTTATAATTAAATTGGTCAGAAGACTGTAGTGCATCCTGACCCGCTACGTTAAACATTCCTTGACCTTGCTGCGCCATGTCACTTAAGCCAGCGTAAGGGTCTGGGTTACCTGTACCTGATCTAAAGGTAATAGGCTTGAATGTGCCTCCTGTTGGCTGGTAGTCTCTTCCCGTACCCATGCCGATGTCTGGCAGTTGACCACCCACAAAAGAGTTCATCATGTTACCTCCTCCTCCTCCTTCGTTACCCATGCCAGCTTGGCCTCCAAAAGCACCCTCAGGACTCATAAACTGTTTCTGTCCTTGTGTCATACTATTCCATTGTTGGTCACTAAAGTTACTAGGCTTCTGAGGGCCAGTGTAACTATTAGGTGCTGCTTGATCTTGCCTCACTTGGTTACGTGCATAGTTAACCTGATCTTGCATAGAACCAATGTTGTTACGTTGAGTAGGGTCTAAACCATCAAAGATTGCTTGTGAAGCTGGACTCATGCCGTAACGAGTCTGATCTGCAAAAGACTGTATAAAAGGTGAGAAAGGAGAACCAGCCATTTGCAACATACCTCCTAAACTAGTAGGCATTTGAGGTCTAAAGTCTTGACCCATGATAGCTGCATCGGCTCTTGACATATCTGTCTGTTGACCACCATAAGTGCTGCGGTCATCTACAGGTACGTTATTAGAATACTGTTGCATTTCCTGAGCACGACTTATGGCTAGGTTAGCTTGGGCACGTTCCTGAGCTACTCGTTGTTGACGCTGTGCTTCTACTGCTGCTGCTTGTTGCCTAGCGGCCTCTTGTTTTTGACCTAAAGCTACCCTAGCTGCTTCTAACTGTGCTGCTGCTGCTTGTCCATCACCATTACCTTGATCATTATTATTCCTACCTCCATTGTATTCGTTAACACGTGACTGCGTACTCTTGTTACCATATCCGTCATCTATACTAGGCATTACGCTGTCCTCTTCCAAAAGTATACGACAATATACGGCTGTACAATGTCATGTGAGTGGGCTGCTCCACCACCTTCATAGTCTAGCTCAGTTTGCCTAGGGTATGAAGTAGGTTGTCCTGCTGCAACAGAATCTGACGAACCATCAGGATTACCATTACCTTGTACACCTGTGTAGCCATGAACGTGACTAGGTATTTCGTTTAGTGTAAGAGTATGTGAATCAGTCTTAGCACCGCCTGTCTCTTCTACTGTGTTAAAGTCACTGTCACTTGCATTGATACCAACTAAGACACGACCAGAACCAAAGGCTACCCAAGTACCTAAGCCTAACAAGCTGTTTGGGTTAGTAGCAACTACTGAGGTGTACACAGAGCCTACAGGATATGCTGCGGCATTTATAGTAGCTGCTGTGGGCGTAGCGGCCTGTACAAAGGCTGTAGTAGCCAACTGTGTAGTATTAGTGCCTGAGGAGGCCGTAGGAGCCGCAGGGACGCCTGTGAACGTAGGGGCATCTATTGGTGCCTTAGTAGCCACACCAGCCACTATAGCAGCCTGTGTGAACGCTGTGGTAGCTACCTGTGTGCTGTTTGTTGCTGTAGCAGGTGTAGGTGCTGCTGGAATACCTGTGAACGTAGGCGCACTTAAATTAGATTTAGTAGCTACGGCTGTAGCAATGTTTGTAAACTCGTCATCAATCTCAGTACCACTTACAGTCTTGAGTGCGTTACCTGTAGGTAAAGCGTCCTTTGATGCAAAGTTAGTTGCTTTAGTATAATTAGACATATTTAAAGTACCTTACCTTGTTTGGCATATAATGAAATTTTCTGTAATGACATAGGTGCGCCACTTATATCAGTAGTAAAACCTATCTGTATAATGTCACCTGCGCCTTGTGTTGATGCTTTTTGTTCGTCTATTAGAACTGACCCAGAATACTTACCTATGCCATACTCGGTTATACCATATTCAAATACTGTTCCTGTATCTAAAGTAAATGTATAACTAAAATATACTGGGCTATAATCATAACCAATCTTTAATGCAAAGGTTTGGCCTGTAGCACCTACTGTAGTGGCTGATAACTTCTTTACTATTTTAGAAACATTAGCCATACCTAGATCAAAGAATCTGCTGTAGTAAGCCATTTCATATTTAGAACCATCATCCTGATAACCTTTGTACTCTGCTATTCCGTTAGCCTCTGCAAAATACAAAGTAGAGTCTATAGACAAGAATCCTTTAGGCGATACAGAGGGCCAGATAGTTGCTCTGAATGACCCATCCTCTAAAGGCGTCCTAGTGTCAAACACAAAAGTCTGTTGTGACGTAGGGAAAGTTATAAGGTAGAAAGCATTAGTAGGTGAGTATGTTGACTTAATTAAATTAATGTTCTCAGAGTTAATAGCCTGTATTACATCATCACGTACATTCTTAGAGATGTCTCTCATAGGCTGAGATTTCTCTTGTATGGTACGACTTAATGAACGTATACCAGTGTTACTTAAGAACAATATGTCTTCACCAGTGTTCTGTACTGAGTCTCTAGCAATACAACCAACACCTTCGATTACCTCCACTAAGGTTAAACTAGAAGTAGTCATACCTGCTTGGAAGTTGTTTCCATCACCATAAATAATAATGTTGTTTTTACAAAAGATAACTAAGAATCCGTTATGGGCACCTAAGGCAACAATCTCATCCATGCCCTGTGTAAGTACAGAAGATATATTAATGTTACCAGAAGTACCTCCTGACCATGCAGTACCATCAAGAACATCAGTAAAAGAAACTGTATTCTTATTAGTTGCTGTGTCAGCAGCCCATAAACGACCATAAGCTGCCAAGACTGTATGGGCACTTGGAGGAGTACCTGCCCTACCTGAGTGTGTTACTATTGATTGAAAAGTGTCTGCACCTCCATCATTAGTATACACAAGTGGTAAGTAACCACGTTGGAAGAAATAATGATGATTGTTCAATGTAGCAGTCTGCCAGTTACCAGCAGCTATAGTGTCACCAGTTGAGGGTGTTAGAGTTACTAAGTTAGTAAGTCCTTTGTAAAACTTGTTGACACTAAATGACAAAAGTGTATCAGCACCTACAACATCCTTAAAGTTAGATACGCCAGTAAGGTTTACACCATTGTTTCCATTGGCTGAACCATCCTTTTTTGTACTTAAAGTCTGCCAGCCCTTACGTGAGCCTAGTCGTCCATACTTATCTATAACGCAGTTGTCTGCTTGTAGTGCAAAACCTTCCTGTAACGTAACACCAGACTCTTGAGTGTTTAACCCGTAGAACGCTGGTGCTGAAATAGAGGAAGACATTAGTTGTTTAGCCATCTTTAGCAAGCCTCCCAGATAAGTTCCTCAGGGTGCTTGTTGGCATCTAGTGCAATAGCGTCAGATAAGTAGTTGGCTGCTAGAGCCTTAGCTGATACTGCTGACATTCCCCCATCTTCACCACGTTCCTCTAGGGCCATAGCGTAAGCTAAAGCTTGTACTGGTAAAGTAGGTACACGTATTGTATCTGCATTATTTACAAGTTCCTGTGACCTCATAATGACGTTAAAATAGATTGTAAATACTCCACTAGGAATAGGATACAAGTCTACCTGTGTGTCGCCACCTACACTTACACCATTGAATACATAGTAATCAGGATTACCTTTAGCTGGTTCAGAGTTAAGAAATACGTTGTTAAACCAGTGTGGGTCTTTATATTTTAAAAATGAATTACCTGTAAGATTCACTACGTCAATTATAGATACATTGTTACCTGAGCCTGTAAGAACATAGTTGAATACACCATCTTGGGTAACTACTGTTAATGTCTGCCTAAGTACAGACCAATTCCATGCTGACTCAACAAACTCTTTAGCGTCATTAATAAATAAGCTAATTAGCTTTGAGTAGCTATTCTCGTTAACACTGTCAACTTCACGTTCCCGTAGCCTCACAAGTACGTTGTTTACCATTTCTTTATGTGTTTTCATGTGGCTTTACCATTTAGTTTTTCTACTGTTCTAAGCCCTGCTAGGCCAAGCATTGCTAACGTAAGTTCGAGCATTGCATCTAAGGGTAGATCAGGGCTACCTAGCTCTGGTGCAATCCATTGTAGGATAGGGTTAATAACAAATGCAAACAAGAAACCTAAGCCACATACCCACATGAGAAAGGGTCTAGCTCCAGCCACAAAAGTAGACCTGTGATTAGCCTGTACTTTCATAATCTCTGCTTGCATCATAGAGGGACGCATAGCTAACTTCTGCTTAAGTAGTTCGCCTTGTGCCCTTTCTT